CGTTATCTTTTTTTGTAAAAATTTTACCAGAATCAGTCCGTATCGCTAATTCACCAACAACTAAATCACTAGCACTTGGATCGCTACCACTTCCTCTTTTAAGTTTAATTGTGTTAGACATTTACTTACCTCCCTATGGTTTGATTTTAGTAAGTACCTCCGTCTATGTCGAACCCAGAAGTAGAACCATCTTCTAAAAATGTAACCAAGTCAGATAATGCTACTTGCACCATCGTTCCTGCATCATTTATCACCATGCGATCAGCAGTGGCAAGTGTTGTTGAAGTAGCTGAAGTATCACCATCCAAGATATTCAATTCAGCCGTACTTATTGTCGCTCCATCGAGGATTGCCACTTCAGAATTTGTTAAATCTGCTAAAGCATCAGCAGTATTTTGAGCCATAGTCGCAAGCTCTGTTAATTTATCACTATGTGGTTCGACATCCGTTCCAATGACTAAACCTAAGTTTGATCTTGCATTACTAGCTGAAGTAGCCCCCGTTCCACCATCGCCTATTGCTAAAGTTCCTGTTATAGAACTAGCAGCAAGATCAACAGCAATTTCAGTAGATTCAATAACAAGTCCACCATTAGCCTTAAGATCAATAGAAAGCGTATTGCCTGACTTATCTAAACCATCTCCAGGTGTTATTTGACCAGCACCAGAGAACTGAGCAAAGGTAAGATTATTTGTTCCTGTGACTGCTGAACCTTTGTTGCTAGTACAGACAAAGCCATTATCCGCATTAACAGTTCCCTGTTCTACGAAAGTGAACATTCCTGCTGCATCTGAACCAGCAGCTAAATCATCTGCTCTGGCTGGTGACGATCCAACGATATAGATACCGTTTTGAGATGCAGTAGATTGATCTTTAACAAGAACTCGATCATTAGTTGCAAGAGTAACACCGTCTAATGTGTCTCCATTGTTAAGAGCAGTAGATATTGTGATATTTCCAGTTGTTGCTGCTTTGCAAGAGTCTTTTACATCTAATCCTTGGCTAGTCGCTTCAACAAAACCTTTAGTTGCTGCATCTTGGGTATTAACAGGATCAGAAAGGTTTGTAATCGTCTGACTATTTAATGAAACTGAACCAGTTGGTGCAGCCATTTGATCTAATCTATTTGTTCTAACACCTGTATCAAAATCACTTATTTTAGTATGTGCTAAAGAAGGAATATCGTCTGAAACTAATGCTCTAAATGTAGGTGCAGCAGCACTTCCAGAAGTCGGTCCAGCTAAACTTGTATTTGCACTAACTGTTGTATCTTTATCAAAAAACTTACCCTCTCCACCTATAGGTTCAATAGTTGTTGCTGATCCACCAGCACCGCCAGTTCCAATACCTATAAATAATGTTTTACTACCTTCAGCAAAAGCTAACTCAGCATTTGCAAGACTTGTAGGTGCTGATGATCCTGTAGATCTTTTTATTCGTACTGTGTTAGCCATTGTTAAAAGTTGCCCCCATCGACAAGTGTAAGTTTAGTAGTTGTTGCATCTGCTTTAAATTTAGCAGAAGTTGCGTCATAGTAAACAACAGAGCCATCGACTTTGGCTGTTTCGTCTAAGTCTAAGCCCTTTGCTCCAGCAGGACCACGAGTTGCTACTGTTACAACAGTGCTATCACCCTCATTTACTGTAACAGTATTTTTGGTGGTGGTAATGTTTACTGAAGTCATGCAGTGTAGCCCTCACTCATAAAGATGTCTCCCTCTAAATAATACTCTTTTAAACCATTAGAATCGGTAAGTAATACATCATATTTCAGTAAATTTGGACTAAATGTAGCTGTTTGTGTGTCTGTAAGTGCTAAATCAACTGTTCCACTGGTTCTATTTGTATAAGTTACGGCAAAATCAGCATATTTTGTGGTTCGTGTTTCTTCCCAAACTTGAGCTTCAACAGTAAAACCTACTAAAGAAATAGCTGCATTATTCGAATCTTTAAAAACAAGTTGAATATTATGATCCGACCTTCTTTGGATCGTCATATTGTATGTTCCAGGAGCAATAGCCATCAGAAAGCAACACCTGTGGCTTGTACTGGTGTATTAATTAAATCAATCTCTGCTTTTAGTCCAGTTTCAAGAGCAGTAACAGCATCCGTTCCAAGTGCATCTTTAACCCAAGTTATCATGGTTGCCTGGTCTGGAGTTTTTGCAGAAGTGTCATAAGCAATAAATTCAGAAGGTAATGACTCAGGTTTGACGAAGGTTATTTCGCCTGTACGTCTTGCCTTTTCTTCTGTACCGTCCATACCCTTTACTCGATAGACAACATTTGTAAAATAACCATCGGCAACATCTCTTTTACAAGCTGTTCCGTTAATTTCCCATGTGTAAGTAATTGCCATTAGCCGTAAGGTGTTTCACCAAGTATATCAGTTTTCCACTGAGCTTTCAGTTCATCTGATGTTGTTGCAGCATCTATTTCTGAGTTAGCAGGAGCATCTCTTAGTGCTTGTTTTTTTGCTGCTACTTCTGCTTGTTTACTTGTATCACCTGTTTCTACTGCTCTCTGAAATTCAATATCAAGCTCAACAAACTTTTCTCCTCTAGAAAATCTTATATTCTGTCTATGAATATTTTTGGCTTTCGCCATATCAATGCCAAATCCCATAATTATTAAGGTGTGTAAGTCCAAGCGTCACGAAAACTTCGATCCGTTGGAACGTCTGTTTTATCAATTATAAAGGAAGTTAGCCCATCAGGAACATCTTTAGCTTGTATTTCTTCAACAGTTAACGAGGTGTTATCGGAAGGGCATAAAATTGATACACTTCCATCGCTTTCAAGATATACAATTCTCTTATCAGAATTTGGCATGACTTTTTTCTTTTAGTATATCTTATTTATTATTGATCGCCATGAATAGCTACAAAAGCGTGAGTTACATCAACAACACTTAAACCTACATTTGAGCCATTATTAGTTCCCGAAACCATAAATCTATAACTACCCACATTTATTTGATTATAGGTATCAATATGACAAAGGACTCTTCCTCCTGTTGATCCGTTTCTATGGACAAATCCAGTTGGGCAATAGTCGGTACTAGAAAAATTTGTATCAAAATTTAATTGGTAAATACCTACCCCATGATCTCCAACGCTTGTAACACCAAAATCATCTCTTATTGTTGTATTAGTACCATTGAAATTTACCCATATTTTTGCACGACCTTCGTAGATCTGGTCAGCAGTTGATTCATTTGCCCCACCAGCATTTTTAATATTATTAATATTTTGGTTAGTAGCATTTAAAGTAGTTACTGTTAATTCAGTTAATCCAGTAATACTGGTCGCAGCAGCCCCTAAGTTTATAGAAGTGCTTCCGATAGTAACAGAACCTCCACTAAGTTGACTTGTTGGAATTGTTGAAGAACTTGTTAATACCGTTCCAGATTCATTTGGTAACGTAATCGTTCTATTAGAAGTGACAGTTCCAGTAGATTGCAATGCTACATAATGAGTAGAGTCAGAATCAAAAAATCTTGCTGGTCTTGCCCCTATAAAATCAATTCCACTATTTGAAAATTTAAACGAAAGATTACCAGAACCACCGAAGCCAATTATGTTTGCAGCGTCTTGATAAAAGCCAGTACCGCTAGATCCAAAATGCAATGATGGTGCGTTAGCTGCTCCTGTAGCACATTGTAGAACACCTGTCATTGTGCCTCCAGTCGCAGGAAGTAAACCCAAATTTGCCTGGTCAATATTTCCAATATCAGTGAAAGAAGTATTATTACTGTTCCTAATTTTTAAAACTTTTGAGGTTGTATTTAAAAACGGCATACCAGCTACACATTGGCTGGAAACTAAATCAGTAGATTTTGAATTACTTGATTGAATTGCACTAAAGACATTGTTAAGATCAATTCTTACATTCGCTCCTGAGTTATTTTCTATTGTGTAATTTGCAACGTCAGCCATAGTTAAATACTATTTTTACTAAGTTTACCCTCCTTTACCAAAACCAACAGCAGTAAAAGTAAAGTTCCTATCAATACTAGCATTACTTGAATTTTTAAAATGCACTGTAAAGCCAGTTCCAGAGATATTACTTAACTCGAAAAAATCACCTGTTGCCATATTTTGAGGTGAAATATTTACAACAGGCAGAAAATTATTTAAATTGCCCAATGCAGACGTTCCAACAAAGAAAGCATTTGCAAAAGTGACATTTTTAGCTGCCGCCGTTGATGCTATTACAGCACTTTGTTCTGTCCTAGATTTTAATGTTGCTGTATATCCTAATTGTTGTAAGTTTACGTTTTGTGCAGTATCAGCAGTTTCAAGTATTGCTCTAAATTGAAAACCTCTACCTTTAAAAATACCATTCGCAACATCATTAAAATCTGAGTAAGAACTCATATCAGTAGAAGTTCTTACAGCTAATTTTGCATTAGCGTCATTTGCCACGCCACCGTCAAAATCCGTCCAAGTATCTATAAGATCTGTTCTGTTATCAAAAAGATCTCCTGTGTAAAATCCAACTCCTTGAAAATGTCTTGTTATTGATAAAGAAAAAACTGCACCTAAATCTAAAGTTTCTACAAAATCGTAAGTACCAGTTGCATTAGATACTGGATTAGTAAGTATTAAACCACCTTTAGTACTACTAAATTGAACATTAGATTTTGCACCATTAAAGGGAGTTGAGTCAGTATCTTCTCTATCTGTTTTTACTGTTATTTCGTCTGTAATTTGAACTGTTGATAAGCTTACTTTTGCTTCTGTCTGACTAAATCTTCCACCATCATCTTGAAATTTAACAAGATATGTTCCTTCTAAAGCTGGACATATTGCTTCTGTTGCATTACCAGCAACAGCTTCAATAACATCTTGTGCTGCTTGGAAAGAAGCTGAATTTAAAGCTAAATTAGAATGTCTCACATACACCCGACCTCCATGTAAAACATCTACAGCAGTTGATTGACTAAATCTTAATCTTACAAATTGTTCATTAACAGGCTCAATAGTTAAATTCTGTACGTTATCAGGTAAAGCTGTTTTACCAATAGCAGTAAATGTTTTTTCAGTTGGATTAGTAGACAATTCTAAAGTAGCATTATAAGAAAATACTTGAAATGTATAGAGTCCTATAGGAGTATCTAATAATTCAAAATCCGAGCTAAAAACTACTTGAGATACATAATTACCATCTTCAAATTTATAATTAACTAAATACTGAGTAACCCCTTGTACTGGTTGCCAATCAACAATAAGTTTACTTCTAGCAATATTATTTATAACTATTGTTGTTTCTGTAATAGTTAAGTTACTTGGAGGAGGTGCTGGCTGGTTTAATAAAGATATTGTTCTAGTAGGAAGTACCGTTCCATCTTCAATAAAGGCATATTTACCTGGAACATGACTTAAAGCTGTTATTGCGTAGTTAATACCATCTTGTTCTTCTACTTGAATTACCCTAAACAACTGAGTCTGAAGAGTTGTACTTGAGATGACATAAGGTGCATTTACATTTGGAGTAGTTGACAAGGCTGAATCTAACGTACAAACTCCTGACGATTCTGCTGTTATAGTTTTTGTCTCTACGCTACCATCAGGCATGATAATTGATATGGTCGGTTGAATAGTTAACCCAGGGCCAGAATTTAGGTTTCCATCGCTATCACGAGTAGTTAAAGCAGTTTGAGACTCAGCATCAATGGTTACGCTAGTTGTTGACGCAGCAGCTACAATTCGACCACCTCGTCTAGTTCCTGCCCTTACTGGATCGTTTATTTCTATTACATTTCCAGGTCTTACAAGAAGTCCTGAGTCTATTGAACTAGAAAAAGAAATAGTTTCTGATTCGTTTTGTTCAGCAAAAAGAACGGCTCTTCCTAATCTTGCAGCTTGACCTCTACTCGTACAAGCAAATGCTTTTATTTGTTTTATGATTGCTCCAAATTTACTTATAGCTGTTGCATCTTCAACAACTTCAAAATCTACTTCTTTTGAATCCATGTTGAAGTAACTTACCGAAATAACGCTATGTCTAGTTTTTAAGCTGCTACCTTGATAAGAAAAACCTGATTCCCCTACATTAGCTAAATTAAATAAATAACTTGGAGTTGTAGGTTTGTCTTGGGCTAGACTAATTCCTCCAGCAGACCATATTGGCATACATCTCATAACACCAGACAATTCATTTATTGCTGCAAATGCTTCTTTTGGACTTTGAATATTTACGTTACAGCTAAATCTTGCCTCTGTACTACCTTGCCCATCATCTACTAATTCATTTGCATACTTACTAGCAGCTACAAAACTAAATAAATCTAAATTGCTATCAACTATATGATTTCCTAATCCATATCTAGTGTTTGTGAGCAAATCAAGTAAGCACATAGCTGGACAATTTGTATAAGTTGCTGCTCCCATTACTCCGTTAAAAACATAACCACTTGGATAGACAATTCTTCCAGTTTGAATATCAACTGTTGGAGTTCCCGTTCCAGATGCTCCTGCCCCTGGAATCCTTACTTTTACACCCCTAATTCTGTACTTTCTAGAAGGAATACGATTGA